CTCGTTTAGCCACCCCAAAATGTTTAAGTTATTCAATAAGTTAGCGTTGTTACTTAATCTCATTTATACCCCCTTGACCTAGCTCGCCCGCCAATGCTGCGTAGCCACACATATCAATAGCGTTATCAACATGCGATGGACTGTGCTTATATCTAGCTATCTTGAGTAGTGTCATTAGTATTGCGACATCTTGAGGAGTGATTGGATGATCGAGATATGCAGACCATAGCCTGCCTATGTTAGCAAAGTTATTCTCTGCCTGACCATGAGTAGTCTGTCTGTCTTTAGTGATATATTCATTAGCAGTTCTTAATATCTCTGTCTTATCCATTGCCATCCTCTTATCGTTATATATATTAATACTAACCACTTAACATAGTCTAATGCACATAGTATATCACATAGCACATACTGATCCATATCATGCGTATGATCGTGTGCCTGTCTTGTCTATGATAAGCGCTTGCTTCCTTGCTACATACCCTTCACCATTAGGAATAGAGATATGCACCCAACTATCAAACTCTCTAATCAATTGGTCATACTGAATATCACTCTTAATAATCTTCTTAACAATCTGATCGGGTGTTAATCCATCTATTCTAATATCAGCAGCACATCCTAAACAATGCTGACTTGTTGGCTTGCTACCTAATAAGGAATTGACTGTAATACTACGATAAGCACTATTAATACGGATAGGTTGATTAAATAAAGTGCGAACATTCTCAAGTAATTCGGCAAGGCGAGTGAGATTAGAAATAGTAAGTTTGTCAGGATTGTTATCCAAAGAATGTTTTTTAGCGATATCACTATAAACTAACTCCTCTAATGTAAAGTGTTCTGATAATTTCAATTTGCACCTTTAATCTTTTCAATAGTTCTTAAACCGCCAATGCCTAACAATCCACCCAATACTGTATTTAAAGTTGCCATGTCAAATGGCACAAGAATTGGTTGTTGATGAAATAGCATGAGAAACCAATTAAGGATGGGAAAGAATACAAAGTGCAAGGAAAAAGCAAAGCCACACACCCAGCCAATGCCTGGTCGCCAACCTGATTTAAAAAGGCTTTCTGATTTAGCTTCTTCTGCATTTATATTTATCTGACCTAATGCTAATTGAAAGTCTTGCTCTGTTAATGCTCTTTCTAATTCTTCTTTCGCTTTTGCTCTTGCATTCTTATCAGTAATTACTCTGTCTAATACTGTTGAACCAATAGATAATACCGAATCAATTATACCCATTTAAAACTCCTCTATATCAAGCCCAATATAAACATCACAAACTTTTTTAGCTAATTTCTTAAATCTTTCCTCATGCTGATCGTAATCTTCATATCCATTATAATATAAATAAACATGGCAACACTCGTGAAGCATAGTTACAAATATCTTGTCCCAAGTATCACACATCTTATCTATTTCAATTCTCATAGGATGAGTATGAAAATAGCCCATTACTTCATTAGTATTTATTACAGAAAATGATATACGATGAGCTTGTGGCATACCGCGCATTTCATTGAATGGCGGCAATGATGATAATGCTTTATATATTTTGCGCAGATTCTGTTTCGTTAATAACTTGCCCATAGTCTGCATCCGTATAAGTAATCAATCCATTGTCAGAATAATATAAATACTTGCCTTCGTTTTCATCTTGTGTTTTTAAACTATGATGCGGCTGACATAAGCTTTGAAACAGATTACTTCTAAACTTACTCTGATCTTGTCTATGCGGAAATACATGGTCTATATGAAGCGCTTGAACCACTTTACCTTCAAGCAAGCAAGCTGCACATAATGGCTTTTTGCTTAATTGAGCTATTCTTTGTTTCTTCCAAAAGGCAGTTGAATAAAGCTTACTATTCTCTTTACCTTTATCTGTTATAGCCCCACCATGCTCATTGCAAAAGGTGGATCGGCTAGTCTTTTCATTCTTACAACCTAATTCCCGACACTTTGTATTGAGCGGGGCAGTTGGCATTAATCTAAAAAGGTAAGCTTGTAAATGGTTGAATCTAATAAACTCATAAGATTATCAACGCTATTTTGAATAGAAGTGTAATCACCTACAACTGATCTATTTTCAACAAGAAAATCTCTTATTGCCATAACTTCTTGAAGCGCATCTTCTGTTGGAGCTTCATAAGTCGATGGATATTCAATAATCTCTTGATAAGCGCCTTGCCATTCCTCAATAATTGCATCAATAAGATCAGGCAATGATTCATAATACTTTTGAAGCGCTTTGTGTTCTGAATATGATTTAGTTTGTAAATGTAGAATATGACCATTAGTTGATGCATGCAATAGCTTTAAAAAGAATTCGCCAATTGTAACTGTAGGCATTGATGGAATTTCGTTTTGAGCTTCGTGAATTGAGAATACTTTTTTCATAAGACTACCTATTCATAAAATAAATGATTATTGCCATGATAATAACACCGAACAGTAATTCTATCATAATTCACCCTCTAAAATTGTTAAAGTTTGGTGTAAAAGCTCTGATTCTTTCCCATACTTTTCTTCAAATGTTTTTTGACCTGCATGAAGCGCCACACCATGACCGCCATGTTGATGATGCAAAGGGCATAAAGGGATAGCCAAACTCCAATGGCTACGCATAGCCAATCCAACCCCATGCCGTATGTGGTGAATATGTGGAGCTGAATAACCATGCCCAAGATTGCGACAAACAATACACCCAATTTGAGCCAATCTTTCATAATGCTTCCTTTCGTCTTTGGTCATACAAGAACAAACGCACCTATTGGAATAAATACCATAGGCTCTACATCTTGAGAATCACCACGATCATAACGACCGCCAAAACCATATCGCACTTCTAAATTATCTTGTTTAACATAGTAAGTGCCTTCAGTAAAATGCACAATTAGGATAAATGGTATTTTAGTTTCATTAGTATATTCTTTGCCCATCATCCATTTATTTAATGAAAGCATGTATTCAGGATATTTACTAATAGATAAATTTTCACGCCATTTAATCTCAATAAAAGCTAATGGACTATTCGCACGCATAGCCATCCAATCAACATGATAGGCAAATGGAAGCTTCTTTAGTTCACATCGCCATTTAGGTTCAATAATAGCTTTAATTTTATTTTCATTAGAAAGATCACGAGTTGTTTGATATATAGGTCTATTCGTCATTTGACCAACCCAATTGAGAGAAATAGGATTCAATTTGCTGAATATATAAACTAAATTCTTCAACTGTCAAATCTGTGGTTGAACGAACATAAGGAACTTGCACTTCACCAATAGTTTTTTGCTCGGACAAAAAAAGATGACCACAAAGTAAATGCACTTCCATTGGAAGATAACCCGTAAAATTACTTATGCTTTTATAAAGCCTACCCCAAAGAAATTTATTTGCTTCAAGTGATCTGTTACTATCAGCTTTTTCTTTGATCGTAACTTTTGGTGTCTTTCCTTGTTTGATTAATTCTTCCAAATAAATCATCAATTGGGGCATGTTTTGATTGCTCACTATCCAATCTCTCTGCTTCATATTTTAGTTCCTGTGGGTTGTCGTGTATTTTAATCATTTTCGTGCCATTCCATAAAACATATCTATTTGCGCCATCAGCAAGAAGATAACGGGAAATGTAAAAATTATTGCGCTCAATGCAATATTGACTAACTTTTTTCCATTTGTTCTGTGTCATTTGCATTTATTAGCTCCATATCATAATTATTAATTCGATTCGGAATCATAATGCCATCTTTTAAGATTAATTTATTCTTCTTAAAAGGTTTGTAATCGACATGATGATGCCACCTATTAAAACGCCATGCCACTCTTGCAACATCAGGGTGCATATCTTCAAGCATTTTAGATTTATTCATAGTGCCTTCGCCCTCATAAAACTCTTTAGTGTTTCCACCTTTAATTTTTTGAGTAGCCATTTTGCCTTGAAGTAAAGCATTAAATTGAACTGTGCAATATCCATCTTTTAATACTCTTAAAGATAAATCTGTGTCTTCATTGTAACGACCACGCCATCTATAAGGAATATCGTTTCTTATTAGTAAACAACTATAAATTCTAGTGTTAGTTAAGAATGGCGGTCTAGCTTCATTTGAATGACAAAAGTTAGCGTAGTTAAGACCGGCAATCGCAATGTTTGTATATCTTAAAATAAAATCTTCACACGCATAAAAATAAGTGCCATCGTTGCAATTTACTTTCATGTTCTTATTAAAGCGCTCAAAGCTTTCTATGTTGTCATCCATCACCCAATGCCAAGCAAATCCATTCTCTATTGAATGATCCCATGCAAAATTTCTTGCAGCACCTGGACCCGTTCTTGGATCATCATCTTTCCAAAAGGTATCGTATTCAGTCTTATATTTTTCAGGAAGGATAAGAACTTTATCTTTACCTACCAAATCACAATATTCTTTGTATTCCTGTTCTTCAACAACCATGTAAAAAGGAATATTCATTTCTGTTAGTGTTTCGCTTGTAGGATTCTTTCTAAACCTTCCCTTGCTTACAATGTAAATAGGAAATCTAGGGTTCTTGGAATTCTTAACCCTATATCTATACTTACTAGCTTTTTCTTTTAGCGGATACCAAGCTTGCTTTTTTGTTTTAGTTTGTTGCCCATCAAATAACTTGTCGCCATCATAAATATATTTCTTTGCCTTTTCTTTAAATTCTTCATAATCATTTAGATTTCTAAATTTAAAGGTAGCAGTTATTTCAGCTTCAGGTTCATTGATGTTACTGTATTCAGGCATATCAATCCAATGATCGTAAGCGGTATTGCTTTCTATTGGTTGAGATATATCCTCATCAAAGAGGTCTTTATTTTCTATTGTATTATTTAGCATTAATAGCTTCCTTTGCAAACTCTAAAGATATAGGCGGATATTTTTTTGGATTAGCAATAATCCTGTGCGCCCAAGCTCTCATATCTTTAAGCTTCTTATCTTCTTGTGGTATTTTTTCCTGAATCATTCCCAATAACTTATCTGCATGCTTTTTGTTTTCTACTTGAGAAAGTTTCGGTGCTTCTAATTTCATATACTCAATTGGCTTTTCTTTTACCAATTGCAATATATCTGATGGAGTTGGCATAAATCGAGATTGATCGACCCACTTATCAAAAGCTCTAGTGACCTGATTGAATTCAAATCTTTCAAGCTTATAAAACCAAACTCTTAATGTATCTTGATCCAATGGTTGTTTTTGATAGAGGGTTGCTAGCGTATCCATCATTGATTTAAAGCTTATCTTATCTTCTTGTGTCATTTTAGTTCCTAAAATAAAGGTTCGTCTGCAATTAAATCAAATACATTTTCTTTCGGTGGAAGTGGAATTCTTTTAATTTTATGATTTGGTCTGTTAGCCACATAACATTCTGCTTCATGTTTTGTTCTGAAGCGTCTGTGTGGTTCACCAAAGTCATCAAAGACTAAATAACGAAATAAGATTTCCATGAAGTTTCTCATCTAATAAATGTCAATTCTAACACTAATGATAGTCCAAGCAATAGTCCAAAAATACCACTAACAATTAATATTTTTATTGCAAAGTCTAAAATTTTAACCATTAAATTCTTCCCATAGGAAATATAGGATGAGTGTAACAACCAAGAATATAACCACCCACAAAAGAAAACCAACAATTTTAAAGACCAACCACAAATTTTGAAGAATCATATTTCTTCTCAATCCCATTAATAGTTTTAGAATTTTTAACTCCAAGTTCCGATATAGTTAAGTTGTGCCGCTTACCTTTAAGGTCGCGCATCCATTCAAGGCTATCAGGCTCAAAAAATGAAATCATTTTCCAAACAAGATTCCCTTGTGAATCGAATTCTTCTATTAACCAAGCTTTAGTTTCCATATCTTATCCTTTAAGTTTCTCTAAAATTACTTTTGCATTTCTTACGCATGGAATTTCATTAAAACGAGAATCGCCTTGAGTTAATCCTTCAACCATCCAATCTAATGCTTCTACTAACTCATTGACATCTCTCGCAAGTGCTTTTCTATACTCAAGATCAGTTTGTGTTTGTCTATGGACTTTTAAAAGCCATTCTTTGGTATCGGGTTCTTTATTCTTCATTTTGATTAATCATTCTTACAGTTTTAAGCCTTCTAGTATTTCCATCAAAAACAAATTCAATATTACATCGACTTGATCTTCTTTTGTTAGTAGCCGCACAAAGACCAACTTTATCATAAGCTCTTAAAAATACCGAATATGGTTGAACTATATCTTCTCTTGGCGGAACTGCCGTCTTTGCTACTACTTCAACATTGAGTTCGCCATTTAACTGACGAACCCAAGTTTCTAAATTTCCCATTGTATTATCTTGTGTCATTTCTTGTCCTTTTCTTGTTAATAAAATAAATGATTATTGTAAGCCAACTTGATTGTTTTATTTTTAGCCCAATATGGTTTTATGTTTTTAGTATGAAACCATTTAGCGCCTTTTGTTGGATCATCTATCCTTTTTTCTAAAATCGCTTTTGCAAGCGGTTCTAAATAAGCTATTTGCGTTTGTGTAGGCATACCATAATCCAAAAATTGGTATTGCCTAGGTTGTTTAATTATTTCACAAATAGTTTTCGGATAACTTGGATCGGCTTTGCGGTTAATTGCAGTATAAGCAGTTGCAACCATGCCCATATTGCCTTCACCCCTTGCTTCACCCCACATAAGAGCTTGTAAGCATAAAATTTCATTTAACATCTTCTTTCCTAAAATGTTACTGAT